CTTTCCTAAACTTCAAAAACCAAAGTAGCTGCATTTAATTCTTAGTTGTGTTGAAAGTATAAATAGTTAAAATACTGGAGTATTACATGGCCGGCCCAACTAGTAGAACACAATTTAAAGCTTATTGCCTTCGCCGCTTAGGTGCACCCGTCATCGAAATCAACGTAGATGATGATCAAGTAGAGGATCGTATCGAAGATTCTCTACAGTATTATTGGGACTATCACTTTGATGGTTCCGAAAAGCAATACTACAAGTATGGTCCAATTACACAACCAGATAAAGATAATAAGTACATCACTCTTCCAAGTAACATTATTGGAGCCGTAAGAATCTTTCCTATTGGACAATCCCTATCTACAAATTCTCTATTCAACATCCGGTACCAGATTGCTCTAAATGATTTGTATGATCTAACATCTACAACTCTAGTTCCATACTACATGGCTATGCAACATATTCAATTTCTAGAACAACTTTTAGTCGGCGAACAACCTATTAGATTCAATCGTCATATGAATCGTCTATATGTTGATATGGACTGGGACCGAGTAAATGTAGGCGAATATCTAGTAATAGAAGCATACCAGATTATAGATCCTGATACATTTACTGATGTGTGGAGTGATCGTTGGTTACAAAGATATGCTACTGCCATGATTAAGCAACAGTGGGGTGCAAATCTTACTAAGTTCAAAGAAATCAAGATGCCAGGTGGAATGACTTTCAATGGCGATAAGATCTATAATGATGCTACTACTGAAATAGCTAAACTAGAAGACGAAATGGTGAACAGCTACAGTTTGCCCGTGTCGGACATGATAGGGTAATTTATACAGTATGAGTACCTCGTTCTTCTTCAATAATCAAAATTTTACAGCAGAACAAAGACTTCTTGATAATCTCACAGTAGAGATGATCAAGATCTTCGGTGTAGATGTGATCTATTGCCCACGTACTACTCCAAATGTTGATAAGTTGTTTCTAGAAGATCCTACATCTGAATTTAATAATGCAATTAATATTGAAATGTATGTTAAGAACTTTGAAGGCTGGCAAGGTGAAGGCGATATGATGTCCAAGTTTGGCATCACGATGTCAGACCAAATTACCTTCTGTGTATCTCGTACTCGATTCCAAGAAGATATTGGATCTGATTATGATATACTTCGGCCTCGTGAAGGCGATCTGATTTACTTCCCTATCACATCTGCTATGTTTGAAGTCAAGTTTGTGGAGCATGAGTCTACATTCTATCAGACTGGATCACTCCAGTTCTTTGAATTAAAGTGTGAGCGCTTCAATTACTCTGATGAAAGCATGGATACTGGAGTTCAAGAAATTGATGTCATCGAAACCAATTATAGTTTTGCTACTGACGGTTACAGAATAACTACAGAAAGCGGTCTATTCTTAACTACTGAATCCGAAAATCGATTGGTCTCAGATTCTGTTCCTGACCCAGATGAAATTGATAGTACTGTTCAAAACAAGTATTTTGAAGAACAAGGTGAATACATAGATTTCAGCGTCAACAATCCGTTTAGTGAGTAAAACATGTTAGGACAAACTTGGTACTTTGGATTGATAAGAAAATACGTGACCATCTTTGGTACGCTATTTAACGACATCTTAATCAATCGTATTGATTCTAGTGATAATACTACTAAGACCATAAAGGTTCCTATTGCATATGGGCCCAAGGAACGGTATCTAACACGCCAATCTCAGAATGATGATTTACTTCGTCCTATATCATTAGTCTATCCTAGAATGGCTTTTGAGATTACAGATATTAGATACGACTCTGATAGAAAGCTTTCTACAATAGGAAAGTCTACTACAGGATCTTCTGATAAAGGCAATCTTCATACTCAAAACAATCCAGTTCCATACAACATCAGCTTTAGATTATCGATCATAGCTCGTAATTCAGACGATGCTCTAAGAATAGTCGAGCAAATTATTCCATATTTTACTCCTAATCTAAATGTCTCTGCTAATTTAATTGCAGAAATGAACTATGGAAATATTACACTTCCATTAACACTTAATGATGTAGGTCAAGAAGAATTATATGAAGGTGACTTTACTTCCAAAGAATATATTATTTGGACTTTAGACTTTACTCTGAAGGCTTTCCTATATGGACCAACTAATGAATCAAAAGTTATCAAGGAAATCTTTGTTAACTTTAAAATTCCAGATGGAGATATTACAACATCTGCCATTGCAACTACAGAAACTGAAGAGCATATATATATTAGGCCCGGCAAGACAGCTGGTAATACAGCTACTTCAAATGCCGCGGCTTCCGTAGCAGTAGCCAACATTAATTCTACAGATGCTTATGGATTTATTGTAGAGTATATAAGAGATGCAGATGCATAATGATAATGGTAAAGATCGTATAGCTAATATTCTTAATATCACACCGACTATAAGAGAAAATGATTTAGTCATACATCAAGATACTGATAATGTCGGTTCAGAAGAACTTGATAATGATATTAAGTATGTCCGTGATATGATGTACGATACCATCAAGAATACATCAGATGCCGTAGAAGAAATGCTTGGTATCGCAAAACAAAGCCAACATCCTAGAGCATTTGAAGTTGTGGCAACTCTTCTTAATACTCAGCGTGAAGCAAGTAAAGATCTACTGGATCTTCATAAGAAGAAAAAAGAACTTAAGCATGAAGATAAAGATGGACCAGAAACCATTAATAATAATCTCTTTGTAGGTTCGACAGCAGATCTATTAAAGATGATTAGGAATAAAGATGTCGGATAGGACTAACTATCTAGGTAACCAAAATCTAAAGCGTTCTGGTGTTAATATTGGATGGGATGCCGAACAAATTCAAGAGTATATAAAGTGCTCTGAAGATCCGGTGTATTTTATTAAAACTTATATTAAGATTGTCAATATTGACCAGGGTCTAGTACCGTTTGACATTTGGCCGTTCCAAGAAGAGATGGTCAGAGTTGCTATCAATAATAGATTCGTTATCTGTAAAATGCCTCGGCAGGTTGGTAAGACGACTACAGTAGCGGCACTTCTTTTATGGTATGTACTGTTTACAGATACTTTTAAAGTTGCTATTTTGGCTAACAAAGAAAAGCAATCTCGTGAAATTCTATCTCGTATTCAGTTAGCATTTGAACATCTTCCACGCTGGCTTCAGCAAGGTGTGGTCCAGTGGAACAAAGGTAATATTGAACTTGAAAATGGTTCTAAGATCCTGGCATCCTCTACATCATCTACAGCAATTCGAGGTGATTCATTTAATCTAATCTACCTTGACGAGTTTGCATTCGTTCCAAATAATATTCAAGAAGAATTCTTTGCTTCAGTCTACCCAACTATTTCATCTGGTCAAACGTCAAAGGTTCTAATTACATCTACTCCTAACGGAATGAATATGTTCTATAAGCTTTGGTCAGATTCAGAGCAGTCTAGAAATAGATATGAAAGAGTTTCGGTCCACTGGTCAGACGTTCCAGGTAGAACACCTGCCTGGCGTCAAGAAACTATTGACAATACATCTGAAAGACAGTTCTCTCAAGAATTTAATTGTGAATTTTTAGGTTCATCTAATACACTTATTGATGGTAAAGTTCTACAAAGATTAACATATATTGAACCAATACATCGATCTAATAATGTAGATATCTATCACCATCCACAAAAGAATCATAGATATGTAATTGTAGTTGATACTTCGCGAGGTGTAGATATCGACTTCTCGGCATTTGTGGTATTTGATATTACTAGTATACCATATAATATTGTGTGCAAGTTTAAGGCCAATGATATATCACCTTTAGTATATCCTAATGTAATATCTCAGGTTGGTTATCTTTATAATGAAGCGTTTATTCTTGTAGAGACTAATGATATTGGTCAACAAGTTGCTGATATTCTGCATCAGGATCTAGAATATCCAAATGTTATGATAACACAATCTAAAGGCAGAGCAGGACAAAAAATCTCAGCTGGATTTGGTGGTAAGTCTAGGCCACAATTTGGTGTTAGAACTACAAAGCAAGTCAAGAGAATTGGATGTGGTAACTTTAAATCTCTAGTAGAGAATGATAAGTTGATTATTAATGACTTTGATCTTCTCTATGAAATGGCCCGATTCATTGAGAACAAAGCTTCATATGAGGCAGAACAGGGTGAACACGATGACTTGGTGATGTGTTGTGTACTATTTGGTTGGTTATCTAATCAATCATTCTTTAAAGACATGTCTGAAACAGATGTCAGAAATGCACTTGTAGAGGGCAGTAGCTCTTTATTGGATGATGATATGACTCCTTTTGGATGGCAAGATGATGGAACAGATGAAGAAGGATCTGAATTTTCAGCAGATCCTTTCTATGATATGGATATTGGAACACACCGGTATATTTCTTAAAAACCCAATTATATAAATATATCATAATCTAGAACGTTTTTCTTTCATGAAGGAGATAGAAATGGCAATCCAAATTAGTCCTGGAATTAATGTAAGTGAGATTGATCTTACAACAGTAGTACCCAATGTTTCTACTACAACTGGCGCTTTTGCTGGTATTTTTAGTTTTGGTCCAGTTGGTCAAAGAAGACTAATTGATTCAGAAAGTGCTCTAGTTGCTCTCTATGGCAAGCCTACCGTAGACAACTATGAGACATTCTTTACTGCTGCTAACTTCTTAGCATATGGTAATAGTCTTCAAGTTGTTCGTGTTATTGACGGCGCAAATAATGCCGTAGCCAATACTGCTACAATTGCTGGTTTTGCAATCAAGAATGACGATGACTTTGCCAATACAACTATTAGCGCCAATGTTGCTTATGTTGCTAAGTATCCTGGTTCACTAGGAAATAGCATTAAGATTTCAGTTTGCGATAGTCCTTCTGCTTATATCCTTACTGTTAATGCTGCCTTTGTTCAAACTACTAGCTCAAATACATATGGCAATGTTCATTATATCGCCATTAGCGCCAACAGCGGATCTTCAACTGCTACAATCACATACGTAGCCAACCAAGCTGGCCAAGCCAATGCGGCTGCTCAAGCTACTACTAATTGGATTACAGTAGGTGACTCAATTGATATTGGTAATACAACTACTGGTATCCAAACAGTAAAAATTACTGGAATCACTCCATCATCAGTTGAAACTGGATCTGCTGCAAATATTCAATCATATGCATTCCTAAGTCTATCTTCTCCGTTGCTTCTAGCTGCAAACGTAGCTAACCAAATCAGCACAACTTCTTACTGGGAATATTATGGCCTAGTAGATCGTGTTCCTGGCGTTTCTAACTACTCAGTTCAAAAGGGTTTTACCGGTAAAGACGAACTACATGTTGTTGTAGTTGACCAAAATGGTCTATTCACTGGTGCTCCTGGAACTGTTCTAGAAGTATTCAGAGGTCTATCACGTGCTACTGATGCAAAAACAGATAATGGTGCAACCAACTATTATAAGACAGTCCTAAATAACACTTCAAATTATATTTGGGCTGGTACAGATCGCTCAGGTGCAGTATCAAATACTGCCGCCAACATTGTAACATCTACAAATATTTCTCCATATACTGCTACGTTTACTCTTGGTGGTGACGGTAACTCAGAATCTAATTGCTCTCTAGTTGCAATTACTAATGGATTTGATTTGTTTAAGAACAAAGAAGATGTAGATGTTTCTCTACTTCTAGCTGGTAAAGCTCGTGGTACTTCAGTTGAAAGCACAACACCTTCAAGTTCTGCTGTAAATTACGGCACAGTAGCAAATTACATCATCGGAAACATTGCTGAATACCGTAAGGATTGCGTAGCATTTATTTCACCTGCTAAGGCAGATTCTGTAGTTCAAACTTCAGCCGGAGATGCTGTAACCAATATGACTAACTTCCGTACAAATCTATCTACTGGATCTTCTTATGCAGTAATGGATAGCGGATACAAGTATCAATATGACAAGTATGCTGATACATACCGTTATATTCCTCTTAATGGTGACGTAGCTGGTACATGTGTACGTACAGATGCTGATCGTGATCCTTGGTTCTCACCTGCTGGATTCCAGCGTGGACAGATCAAGAATGTCACAAAGTTGGCCTTCAGTCCAAATCAAACTCAGCGTGATGCTCTCTATAAGATTGATATTAATCCAGTAGTTACATTCCCTGGTCAAGGTACTGTTCTATTCGGTGATAAGACTCTTCTAGGTCGACCATCTGCTTTTGATCGTATCAATGTGCGCCGTCTATTCATTGTTCTAGAAAAGGCAATCTCAAATGCTGCCAAGTCTACTCTGTTTGACTTCAATGATGAATTTACAAGAGCACAATTTGTCAATCTCATTGAACCTTTCTTAAGAGATGTTCAAGGACGTAGAGGAATTACCGACTTCCAGGTAGTTTGTGACGACTCAATTAATACATCACAAATTATTGATTCAAATCAATTTGTTGGTGATATCTTTATCAAGCCAAATCGCT